TACCCGCATTTTTCTGATTACCAAATCTAAAAACAAGTGTAGAGTTTAACCATATTGATTCTCCACCCTTAGCCTTAATTTTTGGTTGACTAAATGGGTTGTCAGGTAATTCTACCCAAGGTTGATTTACAATAACAAGTGTATTTGTAAATTCTGAGTCAACTCTTCTTGAACCTGAAATTCTCTGATTTATACCCATACCTATTTTGTCCGCTAATGTGGATGCATTATGTTGTTTTCCACCTTTACCGTCAAATGTCATTTTACAAGGTACCGAACCAACGGAATCCCAAAGAAATAGTAAATCATATTCTAATTCACCTTTCTTCTGAGCGTCTATTAATTCATTTATGTAATCAGTAATTTGTTCTATATATTGAAATTCGTTATTGAAGAGAAAGAATCCATCATATTCGATTTCTCCTGTTTCCTCATCAACTGTTTCATCGAGATCGAGACCCATTAATTTTGCGTGTGGGAAATCCCATTTCTGTTCTGTAATTATAAAGACAGGGAGTACACCTTTTTTCTGTGCATCAACTGCGGTTTTGACAAGTGCAGTTGTTTTACCCGTATCTGAATGACCTAACATCATATTGATATGTCCCATACATGGACCTGGTAGTCCTGTCGCATCTAAAAACGCATCACCTAAATCAAAAAACTTATCAGACTTAAACTTCGCTTGTTTTGAGAACTTGGACTTAATACTTTTAAAATCTTTTTTCTTAATTGCCATATTGTGTTTTAAAATGGACCCACCCGTAGGGACCGACTAATCGGTTTTGTAGCTCCACCAGATGTTTCCATCAAACTCTTGTGGGTGGGTCCGTGTTAATTAAAATGGTAGGTTGTCGTCTACTTTTGTTGTTGCTTGTGCATCTTCTACTTCAACCTTAGGTGTCATTGCTGATCCACCAAACGTTTCTTCACCACCCATAGAAGAAATAAACTTCTTGGCGTCTTTGTCCCAAACAGGGTTTTCACCTGATGCAACTAATTGTAAGTATTCAAGAGGTTTTATTGAATAAACATCTCTCCAAGTTTGTGGATCGTTTGTCCATGCATTTGATACTTCAGGATCAGTATGTAAACCTGACTTATCTTCTTGAATGATTGAGTTGATTGTAGTGTATTCTCTTCCATTGTTTGCCTTAGTTACGGCTAACGATAGTATTAAATCTCTACCCTCAACAACATCAGTGATATCACCTTTACTTCTAATGATTGGAATAATTTTATCTAAATTACCATCACCCTTATAGTTGTGTTTAAATCTCCAAAATTTTGGACCATCTTGTTCGTTATCTCTATCAATAACTTTAACTATATAGAATTTCTTTGCTCTATAGTTTCTTGCCAAGATTTTATCATCCTCACTTCCTGTTGATAATAAACTTTGTCTAACCTCATTTAATGGAGATACCTCACCATCTTGAGATGGGTCGTAAAGTTTTAACCACTTTCCATCCACCTGTACTTCGTGGAATGCGATTTCTTGAAATGGACTTGTTCCATCAGTTGTTGGGAGAATTCTAATTCTCTTTTGTCCTGATTGTGTCCCTTTAGGTAGAATTGTTGTGAAGTACCTTTTAAGTCTTTCTTCACTTGAAATTCTGTTGCCGCCTGCGGCTGGTTGTGTGTTCTTCTCATATTGAGAAAGAATTGCATCGATTGAACTCATAATTTTAAATTTTAATTTATTAATGTTATATAAAAAAGATACATAAAAAAAGTCCAAGAGTCAACCCCTTGAACTTTATTAATTTTAAATATGTAGTATTTTTTACTTAAGTGTCAGTAAATATGATAATTTGTTAACCTGTGCCAACATTTCGTCTTTGATGTTTAGTAAATCTGTGTCTTTTGGATTTATCTCTATCTGATGTAGACTACTTCTTACCGTTTTTATCATTCCAAGTAAATCAATATCGGAAAGATTCTGAATAGATATGTGTGTTTCTTCTTCTTCTAATTTAAATCTACCGTAGATTCCCATCGCGACTTCAACAAAATTGTCAATTAAGTCGTTTAACACATTATATGTTTCCCCAAACGACACGTGTTTTGCGTGACTCTTAGTTTGCCAATGTAATACCTTAAGTTGTGATTGAACTTCAAGAAAAAATTTTACGTTACCACTCAACTTCATTTTCGTCCGGTTTTTCTTGATTAAATGAATCTCTCATTTCACCTGGATTATAATCCGATACGTCTTGTTTAGTTATAACATATTCGTTTTTACCACTTGCTTTCATATCAAGTTGTTTCTGAGAGAAAAACTCTGCAGGGTTTTGACTAAATGGGTATGAATCCAAAGATCTCATTTCAAGTCTCTCTACTGCCGTAGGTTCTTTCATGTCCTCAACCTTAGATTCTAAACCATCTATCTTAGTAATAACATTATCCATTTGAGATAATTTACTTTCCAAATCATCTAGTTTAGAAAAAAGGTCACCCATTTTACCCATTACTTGATCATTGTCTGTCTTAGAGGTATCTAAATCGTTTTTAATGTTTTTAGTCATGTTAACAAGGTCTGTGATGTCAACTTCTTCAACATCTGGTTCAATATCACCGTCAACAGGTTCATCTACAGGTGCATCACCAACAGGTTCCTCTGCAGGAATATCGTCCATAGGAATATCATCCACAGGAAGATCGTCTACAGGTGCGTCACCAACAGGTTCCTCTGCAGGAATATCATCTAAAGGAGCATCACCAACAGGTTCTTCTTGTTCTTGTATTAAATTCTTACCGTACTTATTAATACTACGGTATCTCATTAATTCTTCGTGTAGTTGTTTTTCTAAATTCATCTTTTAATCTCTTAATAATTGTCTACCGTCTTCGGTAATGTATTTTTTATTAATTCTCTCTACGAGACCATCTTTACTTTTGATTGTGTAACATTCACCAGTGTTCATATCACACACTTCTTGTTCTGTCCCCTCTTCGTTAAGGTTCTTAACCGTCTTGTTTCTTAAAAAACCATCAATTGCGGATCCTATTTTGATATTGCTCATAATATTCTTTTTATTATAAATATCAAGTTTTTACTAATTGTCCTCTTTATCGTATATTAAAATAAATAACGTCCCCTTCTTGTAGTTTTAGATCTTTCATTAACTGTTTAGATAATGCCATACCACTATAGGTTTTTTTGTCTCCAATCGTTAAAATAGATCCCCCTTCATCTGCGGGTCCCGTTATTTGTCTTGTGGCTCCCCCTGAACTATCTAATACGGAAGAACTCACAATAGTTTTAGTTATACCGTTTTTTGGATTTTTAAAATCTGTTGAAGATGCGGTAAGTAGATAATCGGACACTTGTGATGGTGTTGTATTATTTTTCTTAGTTAATTGCGGAGAATAGAAGTTTAATCTGTAAAAATTATTACTTGATTGATCTATTTCCGTGAAAGGTACTTTACTTGGTTTGACCGTAATTCCTGAAGATACCTGTGTAGGTAAAGACATATTTAGATTAGTTGGTCCGTCGAATTTAGTTACAATGGTTCTAAACCAAGTTTTGTTTTGATATTTTACTTTCTGTATTGATTGGATATTTTTATACCCATTAAATGGTACACCTAAATTAGTTACACCACTTTCTTTAAGTAGTTCTTCTCCCTCTATAATGGTACCACCCCTATCGGTCTTAAAATTACCTTCGGATGTTGATATTATTTCAGAAGTATCATTTTTAGTCTCTGATTTGATTTTAGCCAACGCACTTTTCATTATCTTATCATACATAACCCTATATGATGCAGTAAATGATTCTTTTGGGTCGGGTAAACTAGCACTCGGCATTCTAACCCCTTTAAAGTTTGTACGTATAGTGTTATTTTCAATTCTATGGGATACCTCAACAATCCAATATGCTCCCGCAAATAAAGGAACATTCTTAAGTTGGAAATACATTGTTGGTTGAATCATTACATTACCCATACATTCTACCGTACATTCATAAGATCTTACCTTATAAATGTCATATAAGTTAGTACTAACCTGCGCAACCCCCGATCCCGATTCCGATCTTGCTGTGTTCTCTAACGCAACATTACTTTCAAAAGTCTCTTTGAATTGTGATTGATCTAAACTAATTGACTTAAATATCCCTTGATTTTGGTCACCAAAACTAACCTCAAACGCAACTACCTTGTTAGAGTTTTTAAAATTTTCCTGTTCAAAGTAGTTTGGGTCTGTTATCAGTACGGGGTTATTATTCACATCTCCCACATTAAATGTGTCATTCTTGTATTTGTAATCTTTACTAATTGTCGACGTATCAATATGTGATGATGGTTTACCAACATACTGAACAATCATTTTAGGTGTAGAATGTTCAACATCCACATCTAAAAATTTACCGAATAGTAGTGACGCAACCTCTTCTGATTTTTTGACCTTTGTTTTACCCGATCGATTACCATAAAAATTAACATATGCAGGGAGAGGTCTAAAATCTAAATTATTTCTTGATAACATCTGAGAGATGACATTATATAACTTTAAGTTTTGACTTTCTGCTAGTTCAAATACTTGAAGTCTTTTTACGTCGTAAAATAAATCATCCCCAATATCTTTATTCGCCTTATCTAAAAATAAAAACTCTTCCATTAGTAATCTTTGACCTATTGAATTTCCTGAAGACCACCTATCATTAAAAAGTTTAAACATACTGTACGTTTCCAATTTTAGTGGGTCCATACCAAATGTTCTTAGTACACCTAAGTTATTATTTCTGTCTTTACTTCTTTTTAATTGTGGGAACTGACTTAATAGTCCGGTCATAAAAGATGTAAATCTTTTTTCAAACGGTAGTACAATTACATTATTTAGATATTCAGAGAACTCTGTTTTATCCGCATTACCTCCATTCGCCCTATAACCCGCATATATTTGAATTATTGACCTGTAGTGTAGTACATTATCCTCATTTAGTATCATATCACTTATTGGGAAAAATTCCGAATAATATCCGTCCATATCTTCCCCAAGATATAATTCAATATATTTTGAGTTGTTCGTTAGTTGTGATGATTCATATCCTCTATCGTATGTTCTATCACCTGTAACTGTATATAACTTAATTGCATTTAGGTTTAATTCTTTGGGGTTTGCCAAAGTTAATTGTACTAGGTTTTTAGAATCAACTATCACCTGAGTGACATACTTTTGTTGTTCTACCTGTCTATTGGTGATTGTCGCTAACTGGTTATTAATGTTTGTTAAGTCGTCCTCATCCTTCTTTTCTACCGTAACTAAATCGTGTAATAGGTTTTGGAATTTGTCATATTGTACAGTCTCAAACTGTTTATTAACTTGGAACGTATCAACCTTTTCACTTGAAAATTTAATGAATGCGTCCTCAAACTCATTTAGTATTTCGGGTGAGAATGTTGCAATAAGGTCTATAACTTTTTTGTTGTTACCACTTATTGTACGATTTTGGTTATTATTGTCTTTACTTATATATTGGTTATATGGTGGGAATGTCACTCCACTAAACGCGAACTCTTCACCATGTGGAGCACACCAATCGACATTAAAATTATACTGTTCTGTTATATTATAGTCTGTGGAGTATGGGTTATATAAATTATTTAAATCACCACCTAGTCTTGGTAAAGTACCGTGAGATGGTAAAATAGTATATCTTTTCTCACCTCCCACGAACTTACTATTATCTACGAATGAATTATAGTATTCTTTATTCCCTATCGTGAATGGGTGTATATACATTATCTCATTTGTGATTGCATTGTTAAATGAAGTCGTTGTTGTGTCGTTTACATTAAAGTGTAGATACCCATTTATAACTTGGTGAAATATTCCTGAATAATACGGGTGTATACCTATATCGGTTTGGTCACTTTTCGTTATTCCTGAGTAGGTTATGTTTTGATTGTTATCAAAATACTCAGAACCATTTATAGGTAACTCAACCCCATTTAATATGTCAACACCATCTAATATGTATGTTTTATATCTATGATATATAGACCCCCACTTCACCATAAGGTGATATGGAATAAAGTGTGTCGAACTTATCTCTTTAAAGATATTTGACATTCTAGTTTTCTTACCCTCCACTAACTCTATTTCCATATCTAAATCGTGGTATGGTAGTGAGTTAAGAAGTAGGTATGCCGACGATTTATATTTACCTGAACTATTGGTATTATGAAAATCTTCAAATAAGGCCCTATGGAAATAAGGAGTATTAATTACAGAACTAAGATTAGTGTTATCACCCCCTATATCTAAGTATGATTTGATATTAAAGATATTACCTTGATCATTTAAATCATCACGAACCCATGCTTCGGAGTTTATAGGTGTTTGTATAAGTCCTTTAGTTGTTTTGACATCAAAAATACCTTTTAAGTTAATGTCGTTTTTTGTTATCGAAGTCTTATCAATATACCCCAAATATGTGGTAGAGTTGAAAGGATATATATTAGTTCTGTATTCAATTGTATTCGATCCTATTTTAGTTGAATCTGTATTGTACTCAACTAAATTAAGTTTTAATTTTTCATACTCTTCACTCATATCCGCCGACTCTAATGTATCGGGGGAGTAGTCTTGTAACTTAAACGATTCAGACACATTATCAGAAATATAAGGTACTGTGGCAATCCCATCATTATAATATGGTTTTCTTTCGAAAGGGGAAAAACTTTCCATTTTAGATTGCAATTGGTTAAGGGTCGATATTTCTTTTAGAATGTCTACCACAAACGAATCCCCTTCTACCATGGATTGTAGAGTTTGAAATTCTAAGTCCGCCAATTCTTTAATTGTCTTTTCACTATCGAAGGTGTCGTTCAACACACTATACCTACCTCTTTCCGCAATTTCATAAAATAAAGAGGCCAATGTCTTATCAGAATAAGGAGTTGTACTACCTAAACTAATAACTTCAGAAATCTTTTTTAAATCATTTTGATTAGGGTCTGAATTTTCAAACTCAAAACTTACCTTATCAAATGTTTTTTCTTTCTCCGATAAGTTATCCGTGATCCTTTGAGATACCGCCATATACTCCTCCACAAACTCAACTTCAGGCCATAGTGTGGGGTTGTCGGATCTTAACTTTTTCACTAAATCAAATTCCGCAGGATATGCCAATATCTTCTTCTTGTCCTCACTTACCTTATTAACTTCAGGCCACGGATAAACCGCACCTTCAGAAGTGGATTCATCTGAGAACCCAACTAACACATTTTTCTTTTCTTCCCTTACATTATATGCTCTATAATGTACATTTTGCATTAACCTTAAGTAAGTGTCCGCACTTGCCAAAACAACACCAAAAACATTACGTATTGTTGGTTCGAAACCTAAACCTTCGTTACCATTACTTTTAACGATTTCATTCATTTTTTCCTCTACCTTATCCTGTAGTTTTTTCTTTTCTTGATTGAATGAGGTTATGATTTCATTTATGTGATCTATTATTAATTCATAAGCAACCCCTATTTTACCTCCCAATTTTGGTTCGGCCGCAAGGTAATATGTGTTTATATCAGATAATGGGTTCTTTACACTAACATTAAATGATTTAAATTCTTTTCCTGATTTTTTAAGTAATTCTCTTATTGAGTTTTGTATTTTTTTTATTTTCGCACTCTTTACTTTTAGAATTGATTCTAATGTTCCACTTTTAGGACCAACTATGTTTGTTGTTTTGTTGTTCTGATCTTTACTGAGGTAGTTATATTTTATACCATCTGATGGTGGGATTATAGTATAGTTCTCTGCTAAATATCTCGTTCTCCACGCTTTTACCGCACCAACAAATTCAACCAACGCATCATCAAATTCCTTAACTAAACCAAAAAGTTTCATATCAACAATACCGTTATCACCAAATATTGATTCTTCTAATGCTTGGTCTAAACTTTTCGATTGCTGTATAAGTTCTCTTAAGGTGGGATTAACACCTTCAGGTATTGTAATTAAACCTTTTCTACGGTACTCTTGATATACCGATAATAATGTTTGGTATCCTCGTGACGTTTTAGAAAGTTTAACTTTTGATTCCCCTGTTTTAGTATTTGTTTCTTTTTTAGTGGGTATCTCAATACCGTACATGTAAGGTGCATTAAGGATGGATGTTAAGGAGATGTCGTTAAGATATGCATACGTTGATCCAACGAATTTCGCAGTACTTTCAAAGTTACCATTACCCGCATTATATGAGGTATTAAAATTAATTAGATGAAGTCTATACCTTATCGCCTTTCCATAGTAACCTTTTACAGTTAAATAAAATATAGGCCACGGTAGGTGAAAAAAAGATTTATAGGGTGAATTGTCAGGTGACTCAAAAAGGGTCTTACCTCTTATATCCACAAAAGACACATTCACTACAGGAACAAAGTTTACACCTTTTACCTCTATACTTACACTTGTCATTCCAAAAGACTGTCCTGACGCGTCATGATTAGGTTCATAAATACCTTCTTTTTCAGGATCCTTTGTCGGTTGTTCCGTATAAACATCTGTCCACTTCGTATCAAGATAGTCTCCGTCCTTATTTTGTAATAGGTTGAGTGTTCCTTTAGCCACAGATGTTAGTTTACCACCACCTCCGTTTGCTGAATTTAGTGTGGTTCTTGGGACTAAGTCGGCCTCCAAGTTTATATAATAAACTAAATTTTCATGACTTGTAGATCGAGGTTCAATAATACCATCAGACACAACACTATTAGGGTCAATGTAAACAAGATTGTTTTGATTAACCTTAACTAATATGTTTTCACTATTCGTGGTATCATTCTTCGCCATAATATAAGTTGTATAACTCTACCGATTTTTTATATTCTTGTAAAGCACTAACCAACGGGAATGGGATTCTTAATGTAAAATTGTTTGGTACCTCAAATTCAATACTTCCTGCTAATGGATTCGCTTGTAGTATCATCCACCCGAAAACAGGGGTATTATAATACTCTTGAGAAATTTTATCAAACCTATCCTTCCCTTTCTTATATTGTAAATATTTGTCCGTTGATCTAATGGGTATTTCGATACCAGGGACTATTTTAAAATCTCCTTCTTCCTCGAAAAATTCATATCTGTTGAAATATTTTCTACTCATTTTTAAAGTGATTTAATTTAGACCCAAGTTCACCCATAGTTGAATGGACTTTTGTTAATGTATCTTGTTGTGATGAATCGGTAATTGGTACCTGATCTATTACTCCGAAGTTAAGTTCAGAACTGTTTTTCTTAGGTTTCCATTTAGAAAGTCTTATTCTATCCTCTTTTGTTTCATCAAAAAACTTATCGACCTTTCTATCAATTTTATTTTTTATGTTGGGTGGGAATAATGTTGTATCCACCTCATACGTTTTTTTCACTTCAGATTCACTACCACTTAATAATACGGATAATATTTCACTTAGTGTATCCACATCTACCGAAAGACTGTTAAAATTATAAGTTGTGTCTATTTTTTTCTCGAACTTATCATAGTTTTTGTCAAAATAGTCCATCATGTGATCAATTTCAGAATAAACCGATTCATAAGTAAAACCTGAAAGATTTGCTTGTGTAGCGTTACCTTCTATAATCATACCATCACTCACATACTTCGTCAAGTAATTAACTTTATCTAAATTAATTATAACTTTATTTCTTGCTGATTTTATATTTTTGATCGACTCGTTAATTAATAAAGAATCTAACTTATCCTCAACCAATTTCCTTAATACTGGTTTTAATAACTCATTGGATCTCTCCGTTTTAGGGTCATTTAAAAATCTATGGAATTTAAACATTGTGGTAACATCTTCCGATTCAATACTTGTTACTAATTTTGTTTTAAGTTCTATTAAGAAAAGATCTAAGGTTCTTATTTTATCAAACTCACCAAACATAGTTATGTCTCTCGTTGCCGTGGTTGACGTGTTAACCTCATACTTGTTTATATTTCTATAATCAGGTGAAAACGCTAATGAATGTATGTGTGGTCCAAATTCCGTTAATACTGTATTGTATGATTCCTTATAGGTATTAAAATATGATTCTATGTCCGTATTTAATCCACTAACAATCTCACCATAAGAAAGTGTTTCTCCTGACCCTCCAATAAAAACCCCTTGTTTTATTTCGTTTTCTTCTAATGGTTCACCATCAGGTGTTTGAGAATTGGCACCCGCTGTTTGTAGTTGTTCCAAAAACTCTTTTGTAAATTCTTCAGGGTCTTTTCCATCAATATTACTTGTACCTATAGATCTTGGGTCGTACATCTCCGTATTTGCAAAGAAATTGGATGATAACGCGTTTTGTAATCTTTCAACAGGTTTGTCTAATCCTTGTCCACCAATAAAGTTTACTTGTAGAGTTACATTAGCAATCATTGGTTGTACACCAATACCTTCAGGATTTAAATCCCATACACCTTCGTCGTAATTTATGTTAACGTCTCTAATTGCAATCTTAGAATGATAAAAATCACCGATTCTCACCACACATATTGGTGGTGGACCGAAACTTGTGTTTCTTGCGTTTAAATCGTTACCATCCGCAATACCCTTAAGTGGTATTGTATCACCAGGTCTAACACACTGTAAAAGAAACGTTAACCTCGCGTTCAAACCTTCAGGTGTTGTTGAGTGAAACGCGGGATGGAAGTATTTTAGTTTTTCTGTTAAACTTTTAAATGTAACAGGTGAATCCTCCTCTAATGCCTTAAAATAATAACATTCAGACAACGTCTTCATGATAATTTTTTTCATTTGATTAATAGGTGGTTTCTTTACCTTAGGTGGTTCTATTGTTCCTTCGGGAGTTAGTTTAACTTTTGGATCGTCAGGAGTATCAGGTAATTTATCTATTGGTATTTCTATGAACTCCACAGTTGCGTGTCTACAATAAAACGTAACAGGTGCGGTCCTTTTCAGTGCACTACTAGATCGTATTTCATCTTTGTGACAATCTACTGAAAGACTATCTCCACCGAATAAGTTTTCAGTTTTACTAACTGTTTCTCCATTCGCAATATATTCTACACCCATTCCACCTTCTATACCTTCATAACCTAACTCCTCAAAACTATAACTAATTCTTTGGGTTATTGAAGGAACCCCTGATGACGGCACAACTTTTGAAAAGTCCTCTCCATGATCCTTTCCGTTTTTATCTAACCCCTTCATAACGTCTTTAAATACACTATGTGCTCTTCTCGCTGATAGTTTTACGTTATAATTGTTATCTGCAACAGATGAAGTACTTGAATATATGTTAACAGTAACATCTTTAAGTTCTCCATTTTCTATTCTTGATTTAATACCTTTTAATTTATCGTCGTAATTTGTCTTGTTTTCTATAAGTCTATCAAAACCTGAAGATATTTTTGATCTAACAAGGTCATAATCAGAAGTACTACCAGTTATTCCCTCAGACTTACCATATAAGTTTTCTATATCGTTCTTTTTGTTAACTGTTAGTGGTGCAGTAAAGACCGTATCCAACCCATTTACTAAATCTTTCATGTAGGACCCATTAGGTGGTGTTCCCGTTGCTGGTCCTATATTTGCAACATAACCATCATATTCTTGAGTGAATGTAGTATGACATGTTACCGCACTATCTCCTATCCTTGGGTAATCGTTCCTAAAATATAAGTTTATTAAGGTTTTCTCGGGTGCTTGTTCAATAGGACTTAAATCGGGTGTCTCATATTCACTATCATCAACCTCCACTTTAAATTTAGTAATTGATTCTTTGTCGGGATTGTCCGCTTCTAAGTATTCTTTAATAGTACCTAAGTCATCCTTAGTTAAGGTTGTGTAGGTTCTTATTAACTCATAGAAATCTAATTCCTTACATCCCGCGAAAAACGCGTTTATATAATTATCAGACTCTTCATCTGACATTCCTTTAAAAACTTTAGTAACTAAAAGATTCAATATACTTGGATGATCGACAACTACCTTAAATGATATTTGCCCTGACCTTTCTGTAGATTGGTATGTATATATCGGTTCAGGTCTACCTAAAAAGACATTACTTTCCCATCTTGCATTATTTTGTTCTGATACTTTAATATCATATGGTGGGAACCACATTACTCTACCTCCATTAGGTCCTCTTTCACAAAACGGTAAGTCCGTATATGTAAAACCTGGTAGTGTAGATGTTTTCCACGCTAAGTTCTCAAGTGAGAACATATATTTTTTTGCCATGTATCCGTCTGCAAATGTGGATTCAACCATATTTGTTGATCCCTCAAAAGAACCCTCTCCATTAGACATTGGTGCCATGTTTAGATTCCATGGTTTTGACATTACACTAGAATCGAACTTTCTTATATTGCCCGTACGTTTCATTGTGTCGGACATATTCATGTATGGGTCATCTTTCGTCCATACTCTACAGTATTCAACACCTGACTCTTCCCCAAACTTATCCACATATTTTACTGCCGATCCTCTCGACATCATTACATTACCTTCTCTAAATATTCTACTTGTTTGGTCAATAGCGTTTGCCACATGTGACCTTGCCGCACCACCGTCTGATGGCATGGTTTCAAGTAATTCTTGAGTTTTACCTAAAATTGAGTCACTTCTAAATCCATATTTAGTTGATAGACTTTCCTCCAATTGAGATCTTTCAACTTGGTATTCAAGATTACTCTCACCTAATTTGTTTTGTGATTTACTACTATACCATGTTAGTTTACCTCCGATTTGTCCTCCTTCAACTACAGAACGTTGTCTTTCAAACAATGCCGTCTGTACGGGGTCGAACATTAAACTTAAATAATAACTACTTCTAACAATGTTGTCGTTAAAATCACCCATCGCATATTTTACATCTTCCCCCCTATCATCACCAATATATGCCACACCTCTTGGTGCTCCCATACCTAAAACATCGTTAATTGCATCACCTACTTTATCAATAAAAGTGAATAGTTTAGATGATTGTTGTGACCTTGCCGTTTTTGTATAGTTTGGTGCGTATGTTGAATAACTTAAGTTATCAAATAAAACGTCCTTCTGACCTGAACCTAAATATTCAATCATTAAATCAGATGGTTTTCTTGACAATTTAGGTCTTCTTTGAATTCCTATTAAAGAACCCAATACTCCCGTTACGTCTTGTATTATCGCACCTAACCCTGTTTGTGCCTCAGGTCTATTAACCGTTGGTCTTCTTGGGTTTGTTAGGTAATCTCCAGGTATTTCACTCCATGGGAACTCCACACCCGCAACTGTTTGTAAGAAATCTATTGCCTTACCCGCTATAGTTTTGGCGACCGTTACTTTAAAATTCTTCTCTATTAAACCTTCTTTACCTGTGACAATATTAACTG